AATACCTCTGGTAAAGTCTCAACCTGACGGATGAGGTCCCTACTGTAACAGGTAGCACTGACGGTCAGACTTCACACAAAATTCTAATCATGAAAGTACAATTAATTATACTTAAATGGATAGTCTTTTGGTTCCATCCGAACATCTCCAATTCCGATCTTGCCCTTCAAGAGTTATTTGTCAAAATAAATCTTTGGGAAAGGACTAAGGGTCAACTTTGGGTGATTACTCACTTAAAGGAGATCCGGCTTCTTTACACGAGACACTTATCAGGTGCTCCTGTAAAGGTTTCAGAGCATATCATAGGTATCCGTAAGGATGGTCTTCCGAAAGGATTTCCAATCCTGAATGAGATTTTCTTGACTGGGACAAGGGAAGCAATTAGTTTTACACTAACTGTTCTCAGTGTATCCAGAACCATTAAAGTATGGAAATCCCCCTGCACAGAAACAATAACAGCCCCTTATAAGGGAGATGTTGTTGATTTCTCTATATTCCGTAAGGATATAGTAAAAGTTCTTAGAACTTTTGGTGTAAGAGGTTTCGACCTTAATTGGTCAAGATCTGACCTACATTTCTCAGTGAAAGCTGGGCCGAATGGCTTAGCCTCATGGTCAGCGCCTATCGATGGGATGGTATTATCTAAAGATATCATAGATAATCTTGAGATACTATCACCTGGTCTTTCTTTGTACGCCAGAAGTTACCAATCTTTTAGTCTTCAATCAGTGATTGATTTCTTTATAAGAAAAGGTAACCGAGGGAATTTTATTGGTCACTCACGAAAATTATCAGTAGTGAAAGACCCAGATGGTAAATCGCGAATTATTGCGATTTTCGATTACTTTTCTCAATCTATCTTGAAATTAATGCATGATGAATGCTTTAAAATCTTGAGAAGATTCAGTCAAGATCGAACCTTCACTCAAGATCCAATAGTGGATTTTGAGGGGCCATATCACTCTTTTGATTTAAGTGCAGCAACCGATAGATTTCCTCTTGGTTTCCAAAAAGAGATCGTTACGTACTTGCTGAGCTCCCGAGCGAAAGCGGATGCTTGGGCTTCGTTATTAGTTGACACAGAGTTCTATGTTCCATGGGCTAAGTCAACAGTAAAATATACTGTTGGTCAACCTATGGGAGCATATAGCTCCTGGGCAGTCTTTGCAATAAGTCACCACGTAGTTGTACAACTATGTGCCATGAAACTCGGTCAATTTCCAACTAAGAATTATATCTTACTTGGTGATGACATAGTTATTGGCGGTGATGATCTTGCAAAAGAATACCTGTCAATGATGACGAGGCTAGGTGTTACAATATCAAATCACAAATCCCATGTGTCTTCAAACACATATGAATTTGCGAAGAGATGGTTCAAAGATAAAACTGAAGTATCAGGATTGCAGGTAAAAGCCTTCATGGAAACATGGAGAAACTATACTTTGCTTTTCATGACAATTAAGTCTTATCAAGAACGGGGATTCATTCCCTTTGGTTTCACTCCTATTACCGAGCTGATGTTCTCCTTGATGGTTGCTCTAGGTATGTATCCGCGAAAAGCGGCGAACATGATCCGTAAAGCTAACATCCTGAATGCATTATACAGGTGGATTCGGAATAAAGATGATCAGTTAATACGTAAAGTATTAATTGATTCATATTTATCCGAAGCGCCCGTTCCCATAGGAGGTGAGCAACTCACTAATTACATATTAATGAGATTGAGCATCCCCTTTGAGAAGATGTATTCGCAGCTGGAAAAT